GTGAGTCTGATGTACTTTTTGTAAATGTATAGTACTCAGAATCACTTAATACTGTTGAATCAGTAAAGCTTCTACTGTAAGCCATTGCTATAGCAATTACATCACTTACAGTATATGAATCAGTTAGGTTTTTATTATGAGTTAGCCCAATAATGTCAGTAAAAGCAAAGATATTACCTTTATTGCCATAGAAATCTTTATCAATCTGAGCAAGGTCATCTAAAGTGAAAGCATCACTAAAGTCTCTCCTATAGGTAACAACTTTAGCAATAATGTCAGCTACGCTAACTGATTCTACTATTGTTCCTTTACTGAAATGTGAGGCATATAGGTCGGTAACTGCAGCACTATCAGTTAAATCTTTTGTAAGTAACTTAAATACTACATCACTTAACGGAATGTTCTCAAACAGTACTCTATTTTTAGAATCAGGGTCTGTCCATATCTCAGATGCTACAGCTAACTGGTAATCTGTTTGTGCTTGTACGAGTTCAGTAGCAGTCTGAGCTTGTATTCTCTGTATGCTAATTGTGGCACGTATAGCCATTACTAGAAGTCCGCTCTAACCTTGAACTTTAGTTTGTCAAATATGGTAAGTATCTTACCTGAAGAATCTTCTAATTCGATTTCACCTTCGTAAGTACCCGCATCAACATCTAAAGTTGTAAGGTTCCATTGCATAAAACATTTACCATCAGTATATGGGGCTGTCTTGCCGCAGGTCATAGTATCTAGTACTGTGTCCCCGCCTAGAGAACGAAACTTAATCCGTACCGTTTCTGCAGTTAAGTCAATAGGAGCCCAGGTAGTAGCATCATCCTCGTCTAGAATTTTACCCGCTGCTGCTGTAGTAGAATCACGAAGTGTGAAGTTCAGTTCTGGTTTATCATCCCCGGATACGAGGTTGATTGTATCGTAATATGCCATTCAGGCCTCCAATATTTAACCGACTAGTCGGGTTGTTCTCAGCATTTGGTATGCAATTAAAGTTAGGTTAACTTTACCCTAACGGTGTCTCGTTGTCAACTAAAAGTTAACTGGTGCTACGCGCATATTAACGCGGCGAGTATCTCTACCTTTAGCTGCGCACATTGCACGGTCAAATTCAATTTGACTTCGCATAGAAACATCAGGGTCGCTCCACTCCTTATTAGGTATCCCAGCGATTCGAGCAATAGCTCCTGCTGCGATATTACGACCGTGCGACTCAAAAATAAAGTCTTCTACCCCTTTAGACGCTAAGCTAGGCTTAACGACTAAAACGCCAGTGAAAGTATGTTTAGTAATAGGAGTAGGATACATACGGATACTAGCATCTTCGAACACACTGTAGTGTGTAGGGGTGCCTGTTAAAACAGAGCCATCGGCATGAGAACCAGGATTGAAATGTCTATCCGACACCTTGGTCAAGGGTACTCCATCTAGTACAAGTATCATAATATTCTCTAGCACAGCCCTATTAGGCACATCTAGCTCGTAGTCGGATGTGTTTTTGCTAGTGTAGCTAGGCTCTAAGTTATATCGCCATATCTCACTATTAGAGCAATACTCCGCAGCCGCTTCCTGAAGATGTGTTTTTATAACAATTTCAGGACACCCGGGCACGTATGGTTGCACATGTGGGTAGAACTTATCCCAGGTCGTTGCCATAGTTAACTCTCTTGAGGTGCAGAGCTTACATCACTCTGTGTTTTAGCGCCTATCACTGCTAGGAAAGCGTTGTTATGAGCCACTGCTCTCTGTGCATTAGCCGCGTACTCAGCATCTTTCGAATAAGAACGGTACAAGACCCAGTCGATAATAGAACTTAAGTAAGTATCGTCTAAGTTAATAACTACCGTACTACTTCCTGTCGGGTCTAGTTGTGCCTCAGTAAGCGCATGAGCTCCTGGGGCGTCTGCGTACACAACTTCAATTTGAGCCGATGTAGTAGCCGGCGGGTACACAAAGAACTCTTTAGGCTGCCTTGGGTCGAACGTATAGTTCTCGATATTTACTGTCCCAGTCTCAGCGTGCCACGAAGGACGCTGGTCGTCTAAAACGCTTCGACTAATAAGTCTAATTACCTTCTTACTCGAAGAAGTAGATAGGTTTCGGACTACATCTAGTAGGCGTAGTCCAGTTGGGAAACTTACGGCTAAAGTTTGACGTGTCCCCGCTACACATGTAAGGGTAGAGGTCTTTGAGTTCGCATCTGGGCGCATTAGAATGATTTGTAGATAGGATTCATTAATCCAGTTCTGCAGTTCTAAGCGCGGCCAACGAACATTTGTGTCCTGAAGAATGTCTTCAACACGCTCCACGATGTCTATTACTTTTATTGTTGCCATAAGTTACTCCGTAATTTGGTGGAAAAGAGGGGTCTCCCCCTCTCCTTAGTTAAGTACGCGTATTAAGGCGTGCCAACTAATGCTGTTACTAGAGCTTCGCTCTTAACAACTTTACGGCCGTAAACAGATAGACCACGAACGATATCGCCGAAGTCTGTTTGGTTACGTAAAGGCTCAGTCTTAGTGATTTGAGATGCAAAAGCACATGATGCTTTAGTACCTGCAACCATCATACGACGTAGCTTAGCACCTGATGCTGCAGCACCTGTTGAGCCTGCAGACAAACCTGGAACCATTGCTTTACCAGCTACACCTTTAGGTAACAAGTTAGATACGTATACAGTCATACGGTCTAACATGCCAATCTTACCAGTACGAATTGTGCTTGACTGGTCACCAGTGAAGTACGCTTGCGCAATGTTAGACTGCATTAAGATGTTACGGTCTTTAGGTGAGATGATTAACCAGCGACCTTCTTCAGGAATGTTTTGCTCATCCATAGTAGCTGACATAGCTAAGATAGTGTTTAAAACGTTCTGAGCAGTAGCATCGTCAACTGGAGCAGCATCAGTACCTAAGTTATAGCTAGTTGAAATTGCACCAGCTGTTGCACCTTTGTTCTTAGCGTGAGCACCTTCAGTTACAAACCAGTTGAAGAAAGCTTCGTTTTCAATTGAAATCTTCAATTGCTTAGCAGCATCATCAGTGAATGTGTTCATTAAGTCAATATCAGCTTGGTGCGCTAATACGTCGTTTGTTTGAACTGAGAAGTACTTACCTTTGTTAATCTGCATATCAGTGTAGATTGGTGCAGGTACTTCGCTTGTTAGTGTTGAACCAGCGCCAGCGTAGTCAAGAATAGTAATTGACGGTGCAGTACGGATACGGATAGTATCACCTTGGTTTTTGATTTCGCCTTCCCAGTCAGTGTTAGACACTTCTGAAAGCATTGTGTTTGCATAAAATTTAGCATTCAGCTTGTTTGACCACAATTGTGGGATAAAACCGCCTGAATACGTTGGTGACGTTGTAAAGGCACCGGTGGTTGGGAATACAGCCATTTTCTTACTCCTTATAAAAGTTTAACAGTGTTGGCTAACCGCTTCCCATAATCGTGACTAGTTTCGAACTCGTCCTTCCATATAGGCAGCTGTTAGCTCAGCTTCAAGTTTTGCCGCTTCGTCATACTTACCACTAGTGTTTAAGTTTCTAGTCTTGTTCCAAGCTTTATCCATCTGTTTAGCTGAATAAATCTTAGAACCGACCATACTCTTAGTAGCACTAGTACTAGCGGAACGATTTGGCGTTACCTGCTTCTCGATCTCAGATTGGCGATTACTCTTAGCTTGGTCAACAGGGTCAACACTTTCTCTAAATAACTTCACATAGTGAGCTACTGAGTCTGCATCGCCTCTATCAAACGCGCCTTGAGCTTGGTCTCTGCGTGGTCCCCTAGACATAGGGTCATACTCATTCAACCATGAAACCCAACGCTCGTCGTTGTCAAGTTGGTCAAACCCAGGAACTAAAACATTTAGTTTCTGCGCAAATCCCATCTCGCCAACTTGGTTATCGGTACTCGAGACCTGCTCACGCAGCTCTGCAATTACTTTTTCCTGTTGTTCAAAACGTCCATCATATTCTTGAGAGACTTCTTTCGCAACACGTCGTTGGAAATCAATTAAATCATCACCGTACTCTTCTCGATCAGCATCGGTTACATAACTAACTTTCTCTTTCGGTTTATCAGATTCAGCCTTCTTCACGTCTTCCATACCCTTCTGGATACTTCCTAACTGGTCCGTTAGCTCCCTAACCTGCTGGTGCAGTCTAGGTACTTCAGCATCATACTTACCTTTTAGGGTACTGTACTTCTGCTTAAATGCATCTGATGCTCCGTCCGAAGTGTCAGCCGGCTTTACTTCTTCAACTACTGGTTCTTCCGTCGGTTGTTCTTCAGTTACTTCAACTTTGGTATCCTCAACGATTGCCAACCCTTCTTTCTTGGGTTTCTCGTCTTGGGCTAATTGTTTCTCTATTTCTTCAACTTCAGCAAGCTGTGCCTGCACTTGTTTTGGCAATGCCATTTTCTTCTCCTTAAAGCACCAACTCTGTTTTGCAGCGTCCTATTGGTATGCTGCTCCCGTTATGGTGTGCTTAACAAATACGCTATTTCTAGCGCTCCTATCATGCCTTGTGCGATTCTTCAACCACCTTTAGCAAATCTTCAAAAGCTTCTGCTCTGCCTTGCAAGCGGTGGATTAATCCCATTTCGCTTGCGTAGACTAGCTTCTGCTTTGCTCCATCCAATTCTTTCTGAAGAAGCTCTAACACCTTATCTGTTTCGGGACCTTTAAGCCGGGTTAGGGCCTGTTTCTCCTGTACTGACAGGGTGTTAATGTTTATCATTTATCTACATCATACCAAATAAAATATTAATGTGGTACCTATTTTATCGCCCGTTAGGTTTAGAGCTAAAATTGTTGTCTTGGCGACCACCCATCTCCGTACCGTCTTCCTGTAAGTTAGCTGCTTGCTCTGCTGCCATCTGCTGCTGCATCATTTCTTGCTGCTGCTGTTGCTGCATCGCTTGCTGTTTTTGGATGTCCTCACGAGACGGCACAAGCCTGTC